ACAAGACGCATGATTCACCCGATCAGGACGGATCATTAAATGTGAGTGTGTCACCTACCGCGTATCCAAGCCCACCCGAAACCCAAGTGAAGGTTGGGATTCCCCCGATGTCCGTAACTACAGAAAAAAGCGCACCCGTTCCGCTTCCAGTAGTGGATGCCTGTGCAAATGCTGAATAACTTTGGCTAGCCCCCCAAGCACCAGATGTTAATGACTTCGACCAACCAGACGAAGTCACGGATGTTTGCACTTCCAGCTTGAACGTTTCGCTTTCTTTTTGCTCGTAAAAACATCCGCATCCTCTGTAGGTAAAACCGCATTTTTGAGAAAGCACAACCCTTCTTGGGAGCTTAATTCCTTCGACATCCATTAACGCGCTTAGTTCGTACTCTAGGTTTACTTTGTTTTCGCTAGATTTTCTTTCTACATAAAAAACATCTCTTGGGAATTCTGCGTAGGGGTCTGGCTCGTATTCATCGGGAAAGGGAGAAGGATAGACTCCTTGCGTCGAGTCAGCTTCGCTTATGTCAGAGAAATTTTTAGCGTCTAAATACTTTGCGAAAGTTCTTATTCTTGTTACTTTTGAGCCTACTATGTCTCCGTATTTATGAACAGCTCTTCTCAAGATGCTTAAAGCTTCTATTTCTTCTTCTTTCTGCGCGGTTATTCTTAAAATAGGAGTCGGAAGCGTTCCTCTTGAGCTTATGTCAAATCCTTCGGCTTGGATTGGTGCCGGGAAATAGGTTTTTCCTTGCCAAAATATATAGGAGTCGATAACTTTTATATTGTTGTGAAACCTTAAAATATTAGAGTTATCTTCGTCGTCCGTAAAAGATATGCCTACGTCTTCTCCGTCGTCGACTAAAGAAGAGCCTATGCTCTTGACTACAGAGGTTAGATCGAACTCAAAAAGATGTATTAAAGAAGAGGGGGAGAGGCTAGTGACTTGATACATCAATGACTTGATGGACTTCTTAGCCTGCCCTTTGTCTATTATGTGATAATCTTTCGCCATTATCTATTCACCTGAATGAACTCAGCTGATATTGTATAGTTATTATAGAAGACAAATTCGCTATTCCAACTTTTACATACAAAAAGTTTCTTGTATCCAACGTCGTTATGAGGCTCGGGGAGATCTTCGAAGACAAATGACTCTACTGCTTTTCTAGATTTTAAGAAATGGTTTATAGCTTTCGATTCTTTTATGTCCCTGTGCTCGAATTTAAGAGAAAGCTTTAAAAGGTCGTTAAAAATTCCGTCTTGAAACCTTTGCTCGTATCCGTTGCCAAAGACTATATTTACCGTTCTAGGGCTATGTTCCACGATCGTGTTATAAGAGGGGTTCCAGATAAATTTTGGTTTATTTTTTCCGCTTGAAGCAACGGTAACCCCACCCCAAAGAGGGGAGTCTGAAGAAGGGGTGTTTGCTAGGTTGTTGTTTGATGTACTGTAGTAGTATTTTACGCTTTTAGGGACATTTGAGGGGGTAAAGCGTTCAAATTTGGCTACGATATCGTCTTTAGAGTAAGTAACGCTATCTTTATGCTCCGTAATATTATAAATACTGTTTTCGTCAGCCATTTTTCCTTAAACCTCTCAAAATATTACACTAAAAAGTGTAAATAAAGTAGATGTTGTCAAGGATAAGGAGAGAAGGCCAGAAATTGGCGGTAAACGGAACTGGTATTAACGCAGTTCAGAGCCTTTCTTTTGGCTACGAATCGACAGCGCAGCCGATCGCAACGCTGGGTCTGAATAAGGTTGTCTACGCTCCCGGAGCGCCTCAAACCGCATCTATCCAAGCGAACAGCTTGATGGTCTATGACGATTTCTTTATACAGTTTACAGGAGAACTTCCGTTTAGCGGTCAAGTAGACTATAAAGACCAAAACGTTAAATTCACAGAGGCTTACTTAACGTCCTATTCTTCTTCTTGCGCCATAGGAGAAATCCCGTCTTTAGGCATGGGCGCTGACATTTACGGAGAAATGGGAACAGGTGATTATTTAAATTTTGAAACAATAACTCCTCATGATACGGAGCTAAAAATAGCTGGCTACAACTCAATAAATATAAATTTAGACGAATTCAATACAAATAGAGTAAATAGTTATTCTTTAGATATTCAGACACCAAGAACTGCCGTTTATGCTTTTAACGATAAAACCCCATCCGAGGTAGTCTCTGAATCCCCTCTGGATATAACGATGCAATTTTCAATAGACGCAGATGATTATAAGATAAAAAATATTAGATTTGTCCCAGAAGAAACTTCTTTTAGGGACGTTTCTATCTCTATAAATAAAAACAACTCAACGGAAAACATCAAAACCTTCTCGTTTAGAAACATGCTTTTAGTGTCCGAACAATATCAGTCAGACATGAATGGAAACGTGCAAATAAGTTTTGTTTTAAAAGGAACAGTGTTAAGAGTGTAAAATAGAAAAATGGCTTCGATAAGATACGATCAAATTCCGCTGACGATTCAGTACGGTTCTCGGACCGAAAAAATCTTAGCGTACGACTGTTCTCTTAGCGAAACTGCGGATTTTCAGCCAGTTTACTCGATTGGCAAAAAGGGAATTGCGGAACAGACCCCTCAAGGAGCTAGGACTGCGAGCGTCTCTTTTTCCTATACTCCTGTTCTGACAGGCATTACTAACGAAAGGTTTAAGTCGAAGGGCGACTATAATATAATAAACGGCGTAGCGAGTGGGCTCAAAATAACAAAGGCTTCGCAATCTGCTGGCGTATCTTTAGTGTTCGGCGGTATAAGCGGAGAGGGGCTGCTGACTTCTTACTCTGTTTCTCTTGAACCTTACGCTCCTGTTCAATGTAGTGTCAACTTTGAGCTTTTCGGCTCGGGGGAAAATGTTCCAGCGTCTGGAGAGCTTAAGGCTCAGTCTTTATTTAGAAGTCCGGCTTCGGCTCTGGCTTCTGGAGTGGGCCACTCGGCTTATTCTTCTTTTATGACCGCTCAGTCTCCGGCTACGATCACGAGCTCTGACGAAACGGGTATTTTAAAGTCGGTCAATTACTCTATAAATTTTAATTACGAGCCTGTTTATAAGCTGGGACAAGAGTTTCCTTCAACGTTTTTATACCATTCAGCTACAGAGGAAGCGACGTTGACAGAAAATGTTTATGAAACGGGAATTGCTTTTACTGGTAAGTCTGAAAAATTTCATTTAGACGTAAAAAGTATAGATAATATAAATACTATTTCTATTAATATGGAAAACCCTGTTTTAATGAGTGCTCAGTTAAGGGTTGGCTCTAGAGGGGTCGCGGAAACCGAAAAAACTATAAGGAGTTTCTATTAATGATTTTTGCCGCTAAAAACATAAAGCTTAGTTTAAACGAAGTTGATATCCTAGCAACTCAGTGCTCTTTGGATCTGGCGACTTCAATTGACCCTAGGTATGACGCAGGGGAAAGACATTCTCGAAACTATTTCGCTTCTAACGGGATGGGCTCGACTCTTTCCTTTTCTCATTACTTAACTGGGGACTTGGATAAGATAAAAACTTTCATAGGTGGTCAAGGGGAGTTGAGGGGCTCCGACGACAGAAGCAACGAAGGGAGTATTATAACCGGAAGCTTTGGCGGGTTAACTTTTACAAGCGGTTATCTTACTAGTTATACTCTGCAGTTTTCTCCCAACTCGCCCGTTGTGGCAAATTCTACTGTTGTTTTCTTCGATGATCTAGACGGGGGCTTCACCCAAACAGAAGAAGAAATCCCGAAAGAACAAATTCTAAATTGTAAAAATATAACCTTTGAAAACACTTCTGCCGTTAAAATAGGGGAAATAAACGATTTTCTTGAAGCTACTTATAGCTATACGTCCGAAATTAATCCGGTTTACTCGGCGGGCAGGACGGTCCCTGACAGAATTTACTTTGGGAAAAAGTCTGTTGCGATGGGGATACAGGTAGATAATCCTACTGGGTATCTGCCGTATAACGGAATTGAGGGTAATTTTAAAATTAATTTGTCAAGACATGGAAGCTCGACAAACGTTGAAAACTTTACCTGTTTTGGAACTTTGCAATCAAGAGCTATGCAGGCTAGCGTTGGAAGCAAAGTGTCTCATCAGTTAGCTATAATAACTCATAATCATACCCAAACAACTAATGTTCTTGGAATAAAGTCTACGGCAAGACCAGT